CTTTCCCTTCGACAGGTGCATCCGGATAGCGCGCGCGCAACGCCTCGAGACGGGAGCGGGACATCGCCCCGCCCCCCCCGCCAAAGCCCAGCGCCGTGCAGGCCGCTTCGAATTCGCGCGGCGTCATCGACCAGAACGCATCCGGCGACAGCCGCAGCGCGCCAAGCCCGACCCGCATCAGCCCCGGCCAGTCGATGCGCCCCGGCCTCATCCCTGGTCCCCAAGCGGCGCGAAGCTGCGCGCCAGCAGCTGCGCCGCGGCGCGCGCGGCCGCTGGCGCGCCGCCCGCCACCTCCATGCGCGACAGCGCGGCGTCGGACACGTCATGCCCCGCCCCGCGCAGTCCCGCGCCAAGCAGCGCGATCAGATCGCCCGCGCGCACGCCCCCCGCCTCGAACCGCTGGACGAGGGCGGCCAGACCGTCCTCGCCCAACCGCGCCTCCAACGCCGCCAACGCGCCGAGGGTCAGCCGCAGCGCCCGCACCTCGCCGTTGAGGGTGATCGCGGCCTCGCCGCGCATCGCGTTGGCCATGGCTCAGGCCGCCGCGAAGGTCAGCGCGCCGGCCGACGCCAACGAGACCTCATAGACAGCCTCCCCGTCGTGCTGGCCGGAGTATTCGAGCGCGCTGATCTGGAACGCGCCCGACACCGTCCCGAAATCGGGGATGATCGCCTCAAAGCTCGGGATCGTGCCGGCGAAGAACGCCGCCCGCATCGTCTCGTCGCTGGTCTGGTCCAGAAACACGCCCGAGCCGCTGATCACCGCCGCGCGCACGCCCGCCCCCTCCAGCAACTCGCGCCAGCGGTTGGAGGACGCGGCATTCGTCACATCCACCGTCTCCGCGTTGAACGCGATGCGCGTGGCCCGCAGCCCCGCCACCGTTTGATACACGCCGCCGCCGACATCGATCTTCAGCAGCAGATCCTTGCCTTTTTGAGCCGCCATTTTACCAGCCTCCTGAATGGGTTACGCCTCGACGCGAAATTCGAACCTCAGATCGATCCGCCGACCGCCCTCGGCGATCCGCACCGCCCGCGCGCCGCGCAAGGATGTGGTGACCACCCGCCCGGCGGCCAGCGTCAGCGGCGTCTGGCCCAGCACCCGCTCGACCTCCGCCGCGATGCGCTTGACGTCCGCGAACCCGCCGCTGGCCGCGTGGATCGACACCTCGGCCTCATGGATCGCACCCGTCAGGCCCTGCGCGTTCCAGCGCCGAACCTTCTCATCCCCGAGCGTCACGTAAGGCCCCGACCCCGAGGTCGGATCGTCGAGATGCACCGGCTCGTCATTGATCCGCCCGTCCACCAGCGCGGACAGGGCCGCATCGCCCGACAGGGCTGCGAAGATCGCCTCCTGCAAGGCCAGCGCGCGCAACACGGTCATCTCGGCGCCTCCTCATCGGCCCAGCACAGCAGATACCGCCCGCGCGCATCCGCCTCCGTGACCGCGCGGATCAAGAACACCCGCTCTCCGTCGCGAAACCGCTGGTCGGCGCGCGGCCGCGCCGCAGACCCGATCGGCGCCGCGCGCACCAAAATCCGGTGCGACACGCGTGAGCGGCCGCGTGCGCCCTCCTCGATCTCGCGCCCCGCGCGCGCGCGCACCGCCGCCCAGATCGCCCCCAGGCTCTCCCAACTGCGGCTCCAGCCCCCCGCGCCGTCGCCGGCGCGCTGGGGCTGCTCCAACTCCAACCGCCGGTCGAGCACGGGGGCTGAAATTTCCTCGCGCGCCCAGCTCACACCCGCACCTTGCGCCAGCGCGCCAAAAGCGTGCCGACGCCATACGGGATGTCCGACAGCGCGCCCGCGCTGACATGGCGCTGCTCGTGGTAATGCGCGGCCAACAGCAGCACCGCTTGGCGCAGATCGTCCGGCAGCCCCGCCGGATCATCCGCATGGCCCGCGACCAGCTCGATCTCCGCCATCCCGCCCGTGGGGATCTGCGGCAGCCAGCCACCGCGCGCAGGCGCCAGCGACGGGTCGAACTGGCTCTTGATCAGCCGCCAGGCCGACGCGTCGATCGAAGTCCACGACCCGTCCGCGGCCACCAGCGTCAGCGCGTCGATCCGCTCCACCGGCGCGATCGGCAGCACCTCGCGGGTCGCATCGCGCCAGCGCGGCACCGCCCACTTGAACCGGCGGCGGATCAACGCGCGCCCGGTCAGCCCCTCGATCGCCGCGCCCGCAGCGCGCAAAATCCCCTCGAACGCCGCGACTTCGGGCGCGCTCGGCGCCACGAGCCCGGTGGACAGCCGCAAATGTTCGGTGAACGCCTCCACCGACACGGGCGCGCTCGGCGCCGCCTCCAGCTCCGTCAACATGGGCACAGCTCCTTGCCAGACACGCCATCGCACACGCCATCGCGCACAAGAAGGCCCGCGGCGCAGACGCGCCGCGGGCCGTGGTCATCGCACCGCTCGGATCACGACACCGCGAACTTCAGCAGCTTGATCGCCGAGAAATCAGTGACATCGCCGCCAACCCGCTTGGTCGCATAGAACAGAACATGGGGCTTGGCGGAGAACGGATCGCGCAGCACCCGCAGGTCCGGCCGCTCGGCGATCGTGTACCCGGCGGAGAAATCGCCGAACGCGATGCCCAGCGCATCGTCGTCGATGTCAGGCATCTTCTCCGCGATCAGCACCGGATAGCCCATCAGGCGGGGCGGCTCGCCCTGCGCGATGTTGTCGGTCCAAAGGAAGCGCCCGTCCGCGTCCTTCATCTTGCGCACCGCGCCCGCGGTCTTGGAATTCATCACGAACGTCGCCTTGGAGCGATGCTGCGCCCCGAGGCTGTAGACCAGATCGACGATGGCATCGGCCGGATCGCTCGCGCTGAAATCGCCCGCCGAGCCGGTGGCGACATAGCCGAGCTGCCCCCAGACCTCCGATCCGGCCGAAACCGTCGGATAAGTCAAAAAGCCCTTGGGCTTGTTGATGCCGTCGCCGTTGACGAACGCATCCGCCTCAGCGGCCGCGAACCGATCGGCGATGCGCTGGGCCAGCCAGCCCTCGACGTCGAAGGCGCTGTCATCGAGCAGCCGCTGCGACGCCTTGGGCATCGCCGACAGCTCATGCAGCGCGATCGAGACCCGCTCGATGGCCGGGGTCGAGGTTTCGGCCTGGCTGCCGGCCTCGGTCGACCAGGCCGAGCCAAGCTCGCCATGGTCCACCAGCACATCGAAGCTGTTGGCCTCGATCTGCACCACCGAGGCGACCGCGCGGATCGAGCCGGCGGCCTCCAGCACCGAATGGATGCGCGCCGAGGTCAGCGGATCGACAAGGAACCCGCCATCCGCGTTCACCGCGGTGCTCATGCCCTTGGCTTCGACTTCGAGGCCGCGCAGCGCGTCATCATCGCCTGAGCGAAGATACGCCGAGATCGCCTTTCGATGGGGCGGCTCGATGTCCGCCGCGCGGCTCAGCGCGGGGCGGGTCAGGCGGGCGCTCTTGCGGTCGATCGCTTCCACGCGATCCTCCTGCGCTTTCATACGGGACAGAACTTCGTCCTGAAACGACTTGAACTCATTGAGAAATCCGTTCACGGCCGATTTGGCCTCAAGCCCATTGCTCATGCTCGTCTTTCCTTCGTCAGGATGTGGAGAACGTAGGGAGGGTGGCAATCAACGCGGCCTCAGCCACGCAGTCGTCCGCGCGCCGCTTGCAGCGCCTCGGCCAGAACGCGGCCCAGATCGTCCTGGTCCTGCGCCTCGGGAACGGGGGCGCAGGCCGCGGCACGCGCATCGGGAAGCATCGGAAACGTGACCAATGACACTTCCCAAAGATCAATTTCGGTCAGAACGCGGCCGCCGCCTTCGCCGCGCACGGTCCGCACCGCGCGATAGCCGATCGACAGCCCGTCCATCGCGCCTGCGCGCAGCAGCGCCAGCGCCTCGCGCCCGCGGCGCGTTTCGATCAGCAAACGGCCCCGGACCTTCAGCCCGACATCGTCCTCGCGCACCATGTCCCACACGCCCATGGGCTCGGCGGGATCATGCTGCCACAGCAGCTTGACCGACCGTCCCGCCGCCTTCAGCGCGGCGAGACTGCGCGCGAAGGCGCCGCGCTCGACCAGATCGCCCAATTGATCGGCAACGCCGAACAAGGATGCATAACCCTCGATCCGGCCGTCATCGGCCACGGTGGCGACCTTGTCGAACGCCAGATCCTTCGTCTCCAACCCATAGGCGGAGCGTCCGGCGCCGCTCTCGCGGCCCGGTTCCATCACGATGCTCATCAATGTCTCCCTAGTGCGCCAGAGGCGCGCCGCCCCCGAACAGCTTGGTCGCGAATTCCGCCGTCAGCGCGCCCGCGACCCCGAAGACGACGAGCCACAATCGTCGCTCCATCCGCTCGACCCCGATCTCGACGACCGAGAACGCCTTCTCCAGCGCGGCCCACCGCTCGTCGAGGACCCGCTCCAACGTCTCGACCCGCGCCTGCGCCGGATCGAACGGGTCATACAAAAAGCGTGAGCCGGTGGTGCGCCCCCGCAAGCTCGAGCGCATCACGCAGGCCCCGCGGACAGACCGAGCATCCGGCGCTTTTCCTCATCCGTCAGGAAGTCGGCCGTCGACACCCGGCGCCACTGCGCCTCGCGCTCCTCGGCAAGCGCCGGAATTGCGTCAAGATCGGGGGCCAGCTCCACCGCCTCCCCCGCCCATTCCGACAGCCACACCGCCAGCGAGGCCGACACCCGCTTGACCAGCGGCAGCACCGTCTGGCGGTAGAACGCGCGGTTCGCCTCCTGATAATTGGCATAGGTGGCGTCGCCCGGCAGCCCCAGCAGCATGGGCGGGATGCCGAACGCGATGGCGATGTCGCGCGCCGCCGCGGTCTTGGTTTGCAAGAACTCCATGTCCGAGGGGCTGAACCCCATCGGCTTCCAATCCAGCCCGCCCTCCAGCAACATCGGGCGCCCGGCGTTGCGCGCGCCTTGATGGTTGCTCTCGACCTCGTCGATCAAGCGGCGATATTGCTCCTCGCTCAGCGTCGCGCCATCCGGCCCGCGATAGATGATCGCGCCCGAGGGCCGCGCCGCATTGTCCAAAAGCCCCTTGGACCAGCACGATGCGGAATTGTGGATGTCGACCGCGCTCGCCGCCGCGGACAGCGGGCTCATGCCATAATGATCATCGAGCGGATGGAATGACTTGAAGTGCAAGAGCGGCCGCAGCTCCTGCGTCATGTCGAACCGCACCTGGCGGCCGCCGACCTTGTATTCATAGGCCGCCGGCCAGCCGTCCGCCCCCGGCACCACCCGCATCCGGTCGGGGCGCAGCGCATGCAGCTCCAGCGGCACGCCATCCGATCGCCGCCCCGACGCCTCGACATACGCATCCCCCGCCAACAGCAAATGGCCGTACACGCTCTCGAGAAACGCCGCCCCCTGCTGGCCCTGATTGGGCGCGCGCAACAGACGCCGGATC